GTTTCATGGATCACCTCCTCATAGGATTCATTGGAACGGGTTGAACGAATGTCGTCCTCGTTGGAGAACGACACTACGTTGCCACTTCTGATACACCGGAATTGACTAGCCACCCTGAACCACCGCAGCACTCAGAACAGCAGATGCCGAAGCCGACAGCAGCAGTCGGATACACGCTACAGGGGCTGCATACGTCGCTTCAGACGATGCAGACTTTGCACCAGCCGAGTTGTCGAACCACAGCGTAGGATGCGAACTGGAGCCGTCCTGATAGCTGTGCTGAACCTTGTAGGTTGCTGTTCCGCTCACCAGTGTCACGCCGATACCGATGGCTATAGGCGAGGTGCTTAGATTTGGGCTGATCGTGTTGGAAACGGAGTCGATTGCGTGACCGACACTCAACGTAGTTGCAACCGAACCTGTGTGCGCTACCGCACTGACCGTCTTGAAATACTTAGTTCCGGTCTTTGTTCCAGCACTCGCGCCTACAGTAGATTCTGTCTGCGCCCTGCCGTCAGAGTCCGTTCCGGTAATCGTGAAGGTGATGCCGGTATCGTTGCCCCCGGATACTAGGGTAATCAGGTGAGCCGCTGCCAGTGTAGCCACGCCGCCAGTAGCAAGCGTTCCACCGATGACGATTGCGCCAGCACCGGGAGATGCCGAAGCACTCACGGAATTGACCGCCGCCGCAGAGGTCGTCAGCTTCAGAGGGCCGTAAGAATTAACATCCATGTTTGTTCTCCAATGGAAGAAGGGGGCTGTTAAGCCCCCGTTCCCTTACCAAGCCGGACGGCCCACCAAGATTTTGATTACCGCGTTCGTGATCGCATCAGCAGCGAATTCAGCAACGTCAGCGTGGACAATGAAATTCACCGTGTTTGCCGAGCCGACTTCTGCACGGATCACAGCACCATCACCGCCTGCATCGAACGAGTCCATATTCAGGCTCATACCAACAACCATGTCGCCAAGAGCGACGCCCGGAACAGTCATGCTGATGGACAACGTGTCGCCAATCGCTACCGCGTCTTGATCGGTAACGGTGGCGGTAACTGCCCACATCTCACTGAATGCCCCGCCGAACTGCTTGTTGCCCTGCTCGACATTTGAAACACTAATCGTATTTGCCATGATGAATCTCCTTTAAGGTATGTGGAGGGAGCCATTACAGCCCCCTCCGATTCATCAAGCAGGCACTATGAGCGCAATGCCGGCATACGACCGGAGCGTCTTGGTGCCATAGATCGTGTCGGCAGTCACCAGCGTACCAAGGTACTCTTGCTTGTACTGACTCTGGGTACGGATACCCATTTGTTCAGCGTGAGCGAAAGCATCCTTGTGCAGCATCAGGCAAGGACGGTACTTGGTGTCAGTGTCGCCGGTGAAGTCGGTAGTGATACCGTAAGCATCCACATACGAAGCAGACAGAGTCGTGCTGGAGAAGTTCACCGCTTGCAGGCTGTCCGTACCCTGAACGTGAATCCACGGGCAGTTGGACGAGGTGAATACTTCCATGCCGTAGACGTTGCCGAGACGACCCGTCTTGATGGTGTCGCCGTTACCGACAAACGCCTGCTCGGTGAATCGAGGGATGCCGCGCAGTACGCGAGCCTCAACCGGGGGGATGATGAAGTTGAGTTCGGACGAATCAACATCGGAATCCTCCAGCGTCTGCATGGCGCGGCGGATACCCGCGTCAGTCAGTGCCGTACCGTTGCCGGGGGTAGCACCGGAGAACGCCGTCGAGCCGTCGCCGCCGATAACACCAGTCTCATACAGATTGGTGTTGGCCGGGGTGGTGTTACCCGATTGCAGGTAGTGGCCCAACAGGTGCAGGTCTTGGTCGACCTTCTTGGCGAGCGCGTAACCGGCATCCTGCGTGTAGAACTGGCGCATGGACGACAGGGCTTGCATCTCAGCCATGTCTTCGTACAGTTTGCTGTACTCGAACCATTTGTTGATGAGGACATCAACAGAGGTCGCGGTGTCAGCAACCAGGGTCACAACCGTCAGATCAGCCTTGGCAGTAGCAGAGCCACGAGCCGGAACGGGGATGTGCAGGGTGTCGCCCTTCTTGCCCTTGAAGGAAATCTTGGTAACGAGGTTGGCGAGAACAAGTTTGGACTTGTACGCCGCAAGCGTTTCGTCTGACCAAAGTTCAGGAATAAATTTGTCTGCGGTGGTGAGGGTTACGCCCCCAGTAGGATAAGCCATGATGAATCTCCTAGATCAATCGTTAAATTGACCCCACCGAAACTTAACCTACTTGACTCGCTTCTCCGCGTAAGCTGCAAGAATCTCGTCAGACATGGCCTCGTACTTGGCAGGGTTTGTCATTTTCAACCTGATGAGGTCAGCCCTGCGATAGATTTTCCGAGAAGATTCCCCGCTACCTCCGGTATCAACTGCTGCGGCCTGCAATGTCTTGGTACGGGAGGATTTCTCCTCATCACTTACCGTAACTTGCGGTGGCGCTTTAACTGCTCGCAGTTGCTTGAAGGTGCTCAACAACTCGTCTGCTGCATCGACATCGTAGCCTTCAGCTTCCTTGAACAGTTTGACCCGTACCTTGGACTCGCCAACCCATTTCGCAAACTCTGCGTCTTGGACGACTTGCCCGAAATCGGGGTGCAACTGCATCAACTTCTGCTGCGCCTGCGCTCGCATCGCCTGAAGCCCGTATTGCTGTGCTTGCTGGACATGCGGGTTTGTTTCGATCTGCCTGCGAATTGCCTCTTGCGGATTCTCGAAGAAATCAACCTCTTTCGGCTGTTCCTCTTGTTCCTTTGGCTTCAGTTGCGATTTGATTAGCTCATCAGTAAGCCTGCGAAGTTCGCCCGCTTCGTTTGCGTACCGGCCAAGATTTGACTTGTCCTTCTCCGCAATCTCGATAATCTCCTTTACAGTCTTCCCGCGATACCGCTCCGGGAATTCCTGAGAGACAATGCTTTCGGGTTTTACTTCGGTACTTTCCGCGCTCTGGGCCTCGATTTCCGCAGCCACAGTTTCAAGTTCGCCAACATCGCCTTCGATGTCTTGGATTTCAGCCATTTTTCATCCACTCCTAGGTTAGAGCTACGATTTGCACACGTTATATACGACGGTTACTAACTTGTCAAGCGTGGTTACTTACTCACCATGCTGAGCGCGTTTCGCGGCCTTCTGGCGAGCATTTGCTTCCCTGATGGTTGCCCACCTGTCGTGAGCACCTGGAAACGCCCCCGTGATGCCCTCCAGAGCCACTCTGGGCATACCGACGATCTTGTACATCGTCTTTCCGCAGATACATGGGATTTGCGTGGCCTCGATGTACCGCTCGACCACATTCCCGCAATCTGGGCATTTCAAGTCAATCAGTTGTCTCATTCACCAACTCCTCGTAGGCTTTTTCACTGGTTTCCTTCAGGGACAGCAACCACCGCATGATGCTGATCTCTCCACGCCGGAAGTGCAGCGTCTTCTCGTCCTGGACTGACGACAGATCGTTGGTCGCCTGTAGCATGGCATCTACGTCTTCCATGAGGTCATTCCATGCCTTGTCGCCCATCATTGACAGGCGAGCTTCATAGTAGGTCTGGAGTTCAGGGGTCAGGCCCATGTTCCACCATTCCAGTAGTTAAGCGTCTTCGGAACCCACGTTGCACCGTTCCAGTATTTCAGCGTCTTTGTTTCCCATGCCGCACCTGTCCAGTACTTCAGAGCAGCGCCGACAGAAGGCGTCATCACTCCCCAAGCATTGCCCCACGACTCAAGCCATGAGTTTCCCCATGAGGAACTCAAACCGGCCCCCATTCGTTTCCAGACTGTCCTGCTCCGGTAACAGCGTAGTCATTCACCTTAACGATATTGACTGGAAGGATAGCCGACTCAAGCGCGGTCACGATGTTATCCACCGTCACACCTGTATCGGCTGTTGTGCCTTCCATGTGTCCGACAGCGTAGGAGGTGAGCGTTCCGTCGATTCCGAAGTCGGCTGTGACGGTCATGCCACCCAACGCTCCAAGCAGCGCGTCGGTAAAGGAGAACCCAATGTCGCTTGACCCAACACCACTAAGGCTCGCCGTGAGTTCCGGCGTGTTAGTGTCGACACCGAACGTGGCAGGTGCGCCGCCTGGTTGAACGGTGGATACCAACTGACCATCTGGCGTGTTGGTGCTGATGTCGAATGTGGCTGGTGCTGAAGCTGTGACGCCACTCAGCATTGAGCCTGTTGGGTCTAGCGAAAAAACAGCCTCGTTGACTGATGACATACCTCCAGACCGGCGAGCCAATATCCACGCAGTCTGGTTCGTTGCTCCATTCGGAACTGCCGAAAGCTTGCCAAACGCGACAGAGTTGTTGAACCTGCTATCACCAAGGCTATTGGTAGCATAGCCATGCAAGTACGCCAACCCGTTACCGCCCGGATTGAAGCGGTGCGGAGCGTGTAACCAGAAGTGACCGGCTGTGATTAGCATGATGCCCTGATAGCGTCTGCGACTTCCTGCTGCCCTGCGATTTCAGCGATAACAGCATCGTCATTGCGTTGCCGTTCTGCAATCAGGACAGCGAGCGTGTAGGTATTACCCTGCCACGCCGAGAAGTCTGCTACCAACTCAATGAGTTCCTTGTTGGTCATATCAACCCCAAACTACATCGGAAGTCGCAAGGAAGTTGGCGTTAGCGGTAGTGGCTGCGGTATGGTAAGCCATCAACTTGACGCAAGCCCCATCAGGAATCTTCGGCAGGCTAGGCATCATGTTCACGAAGTCCGTCATGCTGTGCATACCGGCAGTCGGGATAGGGATCACGAACAGCGGCTTGACCAGAAGGATTGCCAATCGCCCTGTGCCCGTGTAGGCAGTAGCAGCGAACGTGACCGATTCAATATCCTTGACACCGGTATGACTAGATGCGAGGTTGAGGAACGGAGCAGCGCGAGTCGCAACAGGGCCGGAATGGATTACATGACCTTTAGGGGCAGCAGCAAGCGTCGATGATGCAGTCGTAACCTGACCTGTAGCACCACCCGCACCGGAAGCCGTGTAAGTCACCGTGATGTTGCCGCCACCCGTAGCCGGAGCCGTCTGTGAGACAACCATCAGCCGCAAACCTTCACCGTAGGCATAACGGTCTCCCTTGCCTGCGGAGTTGCTCAACGCAGTCATGGTGACGGTATGGGTTGCGGCAGTGTAGTTGGCAGCAGCAATCGGCACATATCCGACCTGATCTACGGCCATAATGACCCAAGGTGCGCCAGTAGTAACGTTGCAGGATGCACCGAAGTTCAGGAAGTGCTTGGTGTCTGTCGAGACATCACCACCCAAAGGCCAAGAGGATGCCGTGGTGTTATCTGTGGGGTAATACGTCACTGACGTACCCGTATAAGCATCAGCAGTCGGAATACCGGCAAACACGCTCAGATCAGTCCAGTAACCGGCAGTCGGAGCCGTGTCATGGGTTTTCTGAAACACGTTGCAGGTTTGAATCTTGCCCGATGTCATTTCGGACAACAGATCGTCTTGTGATGAGAATCCCATGTCAATTACTCCAAATGTGTTCGATGTAGCCTGTTAAGATAGATGAAGCAATTGACCCACCTTGCCCTCTGCCGATGATTCCGAGAAACGCCCCGTTCTTTATTTCAGGGTAGCCAGCGTTCAAAACTCCGCTTTCAACCATTGCCGCATCACCGTAGGACGCAAACGTTGTCGCATCCCTACGCCTGACTTCCTCGCGCACCCACGTATTGACCAGAGGCTTGACAATCACGATGCAGAACAATCCACCGTTGTTCACGTTCATCGTTACCGACTTGACGCTAGTCACGCCCGTATCACCGGATGCCAGTTCAACGAAAGGCGCTGTTGAGGTAGCGTTACCAATGCAGGACACCAATGCACCGGGAGGTTGAGCCACAGCGCAGTAGATGGTCGGCGTGGTCTTTTCTACACCGTCTTGGTTGTAATAGGTGACCGTGAAGTTTCCGCCGCCCGTAGTAGCAGACTGACTAACTACCATCATCTGCAAGCCCTTGTCGGTGGTGTATCTCGGCAGGGTCTTGATGTTTGTCATCTCCTGCAAGTCACCCGCAGCGTCAGCATCGACAAACGGGTAATAGAGCAGGTAGTCGCACAACATCAAATGCTGGTTCTGGTTAGTGGTGCTAGTTCCAGATGACGCAAGCGACATGGCGCACCATGACTTCAGATACACAGTCTTGTCGGGCAGCGTCGGGATGTACAAGCCCTTGGTCGAATCAAGCGTTTCTGCTGTTGTAGGACTCGCAGCGTAGTAGTTTGCTACAGGCATACCCGGAGCATAGGAGTAGTCGAACCACTGCCCTGTCACAGTTGCAGTCGCCGATATAGCCTTGCGGTACTGGCACAAAGACCAGTTCCCGCCGGTTACATCGCTGACTAGCGTCCTGTAGTTTCTGAACATTTTAGGTAGTCTCTGCAATCTTTGTAGCACATTAGCTTGCTATGTTGCCGATATACTCAGCGCAGCGGCTGCGAACTGCGGCTGGATGCCGTTCGACACGTTCAGCGTACCGGACAGAGCGCCAGATATACACATATTGATGGCAGTCGAACGAGCGGGGCCAGTATCGACAACAGCGAAGTGCGTAATCGCAGCCGTTGATCCGGTGCAGGCATTAAACTGGATCAGCGCAGCATTGGTGAAGGGGTTGCCAGCACCCGTCCATGCCGTCGCCTTGGTCAGCGGTGCGCGAGCATAGTTCGTGTAGTTCGCCTCGTTGGTCAGATCGCCGGTTTCGCCGGGGTCTGCCGTGAAGAGCGCAAGATACTGCGTAGCGCCCGAACGGTAGGAGGGGTCAGTGCCTTGCAGGAATGCCGCAAGAGCAGCGATTTCGGTGGTGTTGTCCATGCTCATAATTTGCTCCTTACGAAATATCAAGCCACAAGTCATTGACCTGCGGGGTAGTTGGTGCAACTGCTGAAACAGTGATCTGATCCCGTGCTACTTGTGTGCTAAGTATCTGCTGAATCTTACCTTTATCAACGCTAGGCAACTCACCCGCATCAACAATCTTTCCGTCAGACAACTTCAATACTAGGTGGTCATCAGCCGCAATCTCTGCATCAACAACCGAAACGCCATTCTTGCCATTCTTACCTACTGCATCCTTTCCGTCCCGCCCGTCCTTCCCGTCACGCCCAGAATCTCCCTTGTCGCCCTTCTCACCCTGAAGACCGCGAGGGCCGATTTTTCCGTCCCGACCATCAACCCCGTCCCTCAGGGGAATCAGCGTCTTGATTTCGTGCGTATCGACCCGTGCAATCAGACGTTCCAGCACCTTCCCAACTGTCACCGTGACAGCAGTAAGTTTAGCCTCAGTGCTTACGTCAGGCTTCAGTAGATCAACCAACCGCTGAAACATCTTTGCTCCTATGCTGCTTGTGAGGCTTCTCTTATTTGACTAACTAAGTATCTTCGTGTTAAACTATAACTAATACATCAGGAGGTTTAAATGAGGACAAAAAGTGATTTAACAGCAGAAGTACTGAGGTCGCTACTGCATTATGATCCAAAAACAGGAATTTTCACTAGAGTACAACGTCGCGGCCCATTCAAAATAGGTTCTGTAGCAGGAACTACTCTAAACACAGGATACATAGCCATAATCATCCTTGGGACTCCATATCAAGCCCACAGGCTTGCTTGGTTATATATGACTGGCTCTTGGCCCGAGAAATGGATAGACCATATAAACCGTGTAAAAGACGACAACAGGTTTGAAAATCTTCGTGATGTATCATGGTCTGCTAATCAACACAACTTATCAGGAGCCAAAAAAACGAATCAATCTGGGCTGCTTGGTGTATCTCCATACAAAGGTAAATGGGTAGCACAAATACAGAAAAACAATACCAAGCAGCATATCGGGGTATATGAAACCCCTGAACAAGCACATTCTGCATACTTGGAAGCAAAATCACTATTGCATCGTCCTTAACGCAGACTCAATGTAATCGCTGTCATTCTTTTTATCGGACAACTTAGCTTTAACCTGCATTTCTGCAATTCTTTCGTTTGATTCAATGTCTTTTTCTTTTATAAGAATCTCGGCAATACGCGCCCTACGTTCAAAATCGTCACCTTCGTTCTGGTCGTCAAGATTGTTGCTCAGGGCCGCGATCATCTTCGCCTTCATTTCTTCTGGGGCGAGTTGCGCTTCAACAGTCGTCTTTTGCGCTTCCGCCTGCAACTTCTGGACTTCAGCCTGTTTCTTCGCCATCTCAAGTTGCACACCCTGCTGTTGCATCTGCTGCTGTTCAGGGTTCGGCTGCGACATCTTCGCCATCTGCTCCAGCATCTGTTCGCGGTTGCTCAGTGACGAGTTCTTCACGATGCCCTGCATCAGTATCGGGGTCAGAGGGCTGTTCGCGCCGAGCGTCTGGATCAGGAATGCCAACTGTTTCTGCTCGTATTCACGCGCAATTATCCCCAGTGTCGCCGTCGGGATGAATTTCACGTCAGCACTCGGATACCGTTCAGGCGCGAACTGCATGTACCTCCAAGACGCCTTGTAGATGAACGGAATCAGGAAGTCTTCTTGGAAATTCACCAGAGTACGCTTGTACTTCTTAATCATGGTGGCAGTCGCCATATCCATCGACTGCCCATCCCGTGCTACTGCACTTACCGAACCATTCGAGTCAATCGTGCCCGTCGCCATCAGCAGCATGCGCTCGAATTCCTTGCTGGTCGTCATTGCCGCACCGTCATTCGTCCCGAAATGGAACGGGAAGATGATTTCGTTCGGTGCTCCGTTGGTCAGGAACGCTTTACCGGGTTTGACCTCGAACTTAGCGCCTCTAGGAAGTCTAGTAGCGTCAATTGCCACCATCGGAGCGACTGTCAGGGCCAGTGCGTCCATGTGCGAGCGCATACTGCCGTCAATCGCACTCTGCATGTTGCTTGCCTTCTCCACCGTCCCCCGACCAAGCAGGCGGTTCGGTACAGTATCGTCCTGATAGCTGATAACAGGTCTGTCCTGCATCATGTAGGGCGATTCTTCGGCCTTCAGGAGCAATGAACCGTTGGCAATCACGACAATGGCCTCGACCATGTCGGAATAGTCCTCAATGGCGTTGGAAACGCCCAAATCTACGACTTCTTCGCCTTCTACCGTCAGGTATTCACGCGGGACTAGGCCGTAGTAGGTGAGGATTTTTACCTTGTCATCCTCGAAATTCCGCTTTTCCGTGGTGCTTTCGAGTGAATCATCCTCGTACAGCGTCCCAATATCGACATTCAGGTACTTGCCGTCAGCAATCCCTTTCGCAATCTTGTGGATCGACAGGTATCGCTCGATGGCAACACCCATGCAGTCGTTGATTTCAGTGCCATTCGGGTCAAACAGGAAGTTCTTGGGGCTTACCGGGATGAGTTTGACGCATACCCGGTCTTTTTCCCCTACCCCGTAGGCCATCTGCTGGTTGTCGATAGGAACCTGCATGGGCTTGTACTGCTTTTCGGTGGAAACAGTGATTTCACCGATACCCGTACCGTAAATCTGCCCCAATAGCACGATCTGGTCGATACTCTTGCGTATTTTGTCCTGCGCGAAGTCCTCGTACAGTTTCGCCTTCATCTGCTCGACGTCGACGCTGCCGGTTTTGTCCTCCAGGTCATCCTTGATGTCGAAGAACTCGCCCTGTCCGAAGATTGCCTCCATCACCTCGGCGTGGCGCGTCTCTACAGCCTGTTGTGTTGCCGGGGAAATGACTCTGGAACGCTCGGACTGGCGCATCTTATCGTTGCTGTCCCAAACCCCACGGAATGTGCGCTCGTAACGCTCCCAATCCTCGGAGAAGTTGGAGTCGCGGTAGTCCCGCCACTTATCTGTATGGTCGACAATGAAAGCGGTTAGTTCCTTTTCACTGTCGGAGGGGTCATGGAATACCGGCTCTTTCTCCAGCGGTTCTGGATCAATGACTTGCCCGGTGTTTTGATAGTCAATCTTGTCGGCTTCCATGCGCTGCCCCTGAACTGGTTACTTCATAACCGTCTTATACTAGAACCCGCACGTTACGTCAAGAACCTCGTATTCCTCGTCGTCTTGCGGTTTGGCATAGCTTGTCTGCACCAGATTCGCCACCAAGCTAAGGCTGTCAATCAAATCATCGTGGGCCTTTGGACTCGGGAACGACACATACTCCTTCTTGAACTGCGTCCAATCCTCCCGCGAGTTCATCGTTATTCTCCCATGCTCGAAAAGCCCCTGCAAGTTGTAGGTTATCCGGTTCGTCTTGCTCCCGCCGCCTATGGGTATCGCCTCAATGTGGGCATAGACGTTGTTCTTCCGCATCAAGTCCGTCAGGTACGGCTGCAATGCGCGTTGCAGACTTCCCTTCTCAATACCTACCATCAGTGGTTTATGCGTCCGTATCGCCATCAATATCCGTGTCGCAGTCTCGCGCACATCCCACCTTCCATACTCAATCTTCTGCACCCACCACTTCCCTAGATCATCAACCTTCACCACCGCAATCGCCGTATTGTCCAGGTGCTTCTTCTTCGTCGCGTCCTTTACTTCTTCAAAACCTGCCGGGTCGACAGCAATGTAGGTATCGCACTGCTTCGGCGCATCTGGCCCATACAACAACCACGACTCCTTGAAAATGTCCTCCGACATGCTGGCAAACGACGCCATGTACTCCCGTTGGAACGCCATCGTACTCATGCTCCGCTTGGCGTTCTCAATCTCCTGCGGGTCAATCAACTCGTTGTCGTACGTTGTGAGATGCCACGACTTCCACTCTGGATCGTCTCCGCTTACTCCGCGCTCGTAATACTCACGGAACAGACTATCACCTGAGTCCGGCGTACCAATGAACAGCGCACCACCCTTCAGGTCTGACAGACTCGGACGGATAATGTCCTCCCAAACCATCGCCTTCATGTCCTTGAACTCATCAAGGATCGCGTAATACACCTTCATCCCCCGCAACGCATCAGGATTGTCGCACCCTCGTATCCGTATCTTCACCCCATTCACCAGCGTCAATTCACCCTCGTTGATGTTCGCCTTCTTCGTCACCGGATACGCCAACCTCACCAGCAAATCCCACATCAACGTCTTCGCCATCCCGAATGTCGGCGCGGTATAGAGCACCGTCGCATCCTCATGCGGACACTCCAACCCCTTCACTATCGCCTTTACCGAACTACCGCGTGTCTTTCCACACCGTCGGCCAGCAACCACAACCTGGAACCGTGTCTTGTCCTCAAATACCCCTCGTTGCCATTTCAGCAAATCAAACTGTAGCGTTGTCGCCAACTCGTTCCCCCTCAATCACCATCGGCAATGCCTGCGGCGGCACCACACTCCCAATCACGATTGTTATCCCCCCTCCACCCGCACTCATCCCCCTCTCATCCCGATCACCCCACTCCACCCTCGACATCTTCGCCGCCTGCTTCCCATACACATCACTCTGCAACCTCGCCAGCGGCACACTCTCCACACTCGCATCTCTAACCACCTGCAATCCCTCATACACCAACCCGTCAGCAAAACACCTCTTCGCCAACTCCCACTCAGCCATCCTCTCCGGCTTCCCCTCCAACCACCTCCGCATCACCATCCACGGCATCTGGTTACTCCGAGCAATACTCCTCGGATCTTCACCCTCCGCCACCCGCGTCATTATCAGCGCCAATGCCCCTTCCTCACCATGCTCGGCAATCATCCTGTCCATTCGACTCCACCCTTCCCTTGTTTTAAGGCCCATGCGTTAGTGTAGCCTGTGGATAAGTATTGAACAACCGTTTTGCGAGGGAAGGGGTATAGCTCTTACTTACTCACCGTGGCCTCTAGTACCCCCCCCCTATCATCTGCGCCTGGCCGATAGGCTGCTGCGCTTCACCCCGTCCAGCGACAGCGACCGTGCTCCGTCCGATCGAGCGAGCTGAGACTGGTGCGCATGGTAGCCAGCATGTAGGTCGAGCTGGCATCGCATCGGCACGCTGGCAGCTACCGGATCACGTAGGCCTGCTTCGATCTCGGCACGGACCAATCGCCTGCATGATGCAAGGCAAGGCGCGCAACATGTAGCCGTTACGGTTTGCCGATAATGCGTACATTGGTACATCTGATCCATTGCTCGACATGTTGCGGAAAATCAGTACATCGGTACAGAAAATCAGTACATGTACCGATGTACCGATTGGACCCTTTTTCCCCAAAGTTTTTAAATGCGCGCACGCACCTGCGGACAGACTTTAGGGAAAACACCCCGAATCGGTACATCGGTACATCGTGGAATTTGCAAGGCATTGATTCCATTACAGGTAAGCATTTGCTTATATACTCCGCTAACATTAGCGTCTAAATATCTGCGATTATTTGCAAATAATCATTGACAATCCTTACGCGCTATCTTAGACTGCAATTGTGGCATCCAATAACGCAGCAATTGATAAGGGGTTTTGAAATGCAAGTTCAACAGTTCAGCAATGGCGGATACGTCATACATCGCATCACGCATCAGGGGCAGGGGAAGATTTCGGCATGGTTTGACCGTGAAGGAAACCTGATCGACATTGAAAAGTTCGACAAGAATGGGCGTAAAACAGGGCAGGGCATCATGTACGCGATGGAGCGATGCCGCATTATCGGAAGGATACATAACCCGAACTTACAGCAGGATATTGATTCCCAAAACGCACGCGCATAAACCCTAGCCTATAGCCTGCAAAGGCTATGGAGTATGGTTTTACCGCAAAGCCGACGCGGATAGTTCGGCACTAGACAGGGGATTCAAAATGAAAACTACAGTTAGCAGCTCCGATTTCCACGACGCATTCCGCGCCTATGACCGCATGGAGAATTTCAGCTACGAAGGCCGTAACCTGATTTTTGACTATCTGGAATCCATCGAAGAGGACACAGGTGAAGAGATGGAATTGGATGTTATCGCCATCTGCTGCGACTTCAACGAAGACAATCCGTTGGATATCGCCAAGAATTACGATATCGACTTGTCCGACTGCGACATCGAAGACGCCGACGAAGTGAAAGACGCTGTTCTGGAATACCTGAACGAGAATACATCGGTTGTAGGCGAGACTGATTCCGGCAACATCGTTTATCAGGCGTTTTAAGGGGATTGACATGACATCCGCCAAATTCCACACCCTTGCCCGCGCAATATTCGCCTGCGAGCGCGCAGCAACCGATCCCGTGCGCCAGGTGTATTGGGCGAAACACTTTGTCAGGTTGATCTCGCTGGTACGTAATTCTAATCTGAGGGGGATAGCATGAAAGCTACATTCGTCAAGAGCGGTTCAGACTATCTCCCGGCTATCAAGTCGACCTACAGTGGCAACGTGAAGGTGCTTTATGGTGATCGACTGGCAACGGCGGCAACGGCAAAGAAGTACGCGCAGATTGAAATCAATAGGCTTAACGCACTTAACGCAGGGTTCTAAAGCGCCAATATCGGCGCATAACATAGGGGCAATAATCATGCAAATCACTATCAAGCAATCCACCATCAAGGCCGTGTCTCATGCAATGGCGAATAACGATATTCGCTACTATCTGAATTCGATTTGTGTCGAGCATAACGGGTTAGAAACTCGCATTATCGCCACTGACGGCCATCGCCTGCACATTGTGCGGGTTGAGCATTCAGACGGCGATCATTGCGCGCCTGTGCAGTATTTGTTGCCTGATACGCTGGTCAAAACCATTATCAAGTGCAAAGCACCCAGGCACGACAAGCGCAAAGAGGTCGTGTTGGCCTTTGCTGACGGCAAGGTATCCGTTAGCCTTCCCGATGGTACGGAATCCATTGCAAAGCTGATTGACGGCAAATTCCCGGACTATTCGCGGGTTATTCCGCAAACCGTATCCGGGGAGTATGCCTGCATCAATCAGGATTATGTGATGGATGCGCTGGAAGGTTATCGTGATTACATGGAAAGCAAAAACTGCTTTATGGCGCTGAAGCATGGCGGAGATAATTGTGCCGTGCTTAGTGCTGGCGATTATCTTGCTGTAGTAATGCCGATGCGCGGGGATGTGTCGAATGATCCTGATTCGACTTGGCACTCACAACTTGCTGGCCCTGTTGCGGTTCCGTTGCCGGCAGGCTTTGAGGATCAACAAGGCGCGGTCGACTATGCCAATAGTCAATCCGTCGCAGCATGACAATCGACCGTACCATAACCTGCATCGAGGGGCGCATTGGACGGATATGCTTTACGGTGAATCCTTGCGCCAGCCCGCTTGTTCCGCTGTTTAAGATTTGGAGGATTTGACCATGCTACATTCAATAGGCGCGCTATTGCTGGCCCTTGTCCTGATCGTGCTCAGGCCCTAGAATCAGAAGCTCCCCTCGCCGGTAGCGATACCGGCTTTGCCGCCACCGTGAATTAACCGCTGGCGGCTTCTTTTTGCCTATGCTGTTCACAGGCCGACTTTGCCGCCTCTCTAGCGGCTTCCATTGTCTCGGGAGTGTATGGATACTCCCCTAGCGTGATTCTGGCCGTCTGGGGGCCGTATAGCGCGATATAGCGCGTGATTAGTTTCATTACCAGATACGGTTCGGCGCGAAGGCATAGTTTCCCTGTACGCTTCCAGGATAGCGGCTCAGAATTCACGGTCTGCCCATGCGCCAGGTTCAGCCGGTTTCGCGTCAATCCCTAGTATCGCTTTCCCATTCCCCTTGCGCCCTTTGGTATTGAATCCGCGTGCTTCCATGCGCTGACTGAATCGCTTTTTACTCACAATGCCTTCCCCTGATTTTTCGACATACTCGGCATAGGATTTATAGGCATCGCCGGTCGCGTATTTCAATTCCTTGCCAAGCTCGCAACAATCGGCTATCCATTGCCCGAGCGTATCCTCGGCGTCCAGGTATTGCTGAGTCTCGGCTTTCACGCTGGCGGGTTTCTGTAACCCTGTGCGCTGCCATTCCATGCAACCTTCGACCGCCCATGCCATGATCGCCGGCCATTCGGCTTGCAGCAATTCGGGCAGGCCGTATATACGCTCCGATTCGGGGATACTCTCAGGGAATTCTATGAAGTGCATCCGGCGGCGTATTTCCTCGCCGGTATTCTTGAAGGCAGGCCGGAAGTTTCCGTTTATGAGCAGTTTAAATTCCGGCGTGAATGTGAATTGCTTTTCGTATAGTCGGCGTGCTGATACCGTATCCCGCCCGGTAATTAGTTTCAATAGGGCTTCATTCCACCGTGCGCCCTCGTCGGGTTCGCTGCACCGTACCATTCGCGCCCCGGCAAGGCAGGCCAGTTCTTCCGTATGCCTCTCATGCTTTGACTCCATGAGCATTTCAATCTTGGCAGTCGCGCAATATCCGCCTTCATCGGCTTTGCCGAGCATACCGCCAAGGCAGTCGATAAACTTTGATTTCCCGCTATTCCCTGCACCATGAATAAACAGGAATCCTTCCTCTTGGCATGATCCGGTCAGGATATAGCCTGCCCATCGCTGGTAGTATTTCCGCATTTCCGGGTCGCCCTTGGTGCAGCGGTCGAGTACCTTGTTCCAGTGTGGCATAGGGCCGGGTTGAGGCGATACGGCAGCTTGCCGAGTTATGAAGTCGGCACGGTCAGGCGGGCGAACCTTGCCGGTTTTTAGGTCAAGCGTACCGTCTGGGGTTCCCATCAACCACGGGTTGCTATCCCATTCTTCCGGCAGTCGAGCATGGCGCGGGAATGATCCGGCCAGGTCGCGCACGTTGGCAATGTTTCGTTTCGCGCACAGTGAGCGAATGGCCGATGCTGATAGTGCTTTGGCTTCAAGCCAGTGAGTAGCGCGGCACATCTCGTCGGCAATGATGGATGTTACTGAGTTCGTCCGGTCGACTTTCCACCTTGCGCCGTCCCATTGGCACCATTGATTCCATGCCAGCGTATAGCACCAGTCCGCGCCCTCGTTGTTACTCCAATGCTTTGCGAGTGAAAGCTCGGAGAATTCGGGCGGTAGCAGTTCGGATTTCTCGATGGCCGTATGCCTTACTGTTTTCGCAGGCTGTACTGTCGGCGCATCTGGTATCTGTTCGGGCACCACGTCAATCGTCAGCGGGATATGCTGCGGCTCGTCGAAGTCGTCGGGCAATGGCGGGAGTTCGTAGATACTCGAATCCTCATCGAATCCCCTGTATGGTTCAGCGGCGGCGACTTGAGCGGATTGCATAGTTTTTTTTTCCTCCACTAGCTTTTGTTTTTCTAGCTCTCGGCTTGTCACCGCTGATACTCTCGGCGCGGCCCATGCCATCAATGCTTCCTTGCTCATGCCCTCGGCCAGCGCATCGGCAACATCCCATTTATTAGGCTTGTCGCTCGTATCGAGGATGGACACTTTGCACCCAATGGGTAATAGGTAGCTAGCCACCTTGAACATTGCCGCCTCACCGACTCCGGTTACATCGGCGTCCGGTATCAGCAATACGTCGCGCCCTGCTAGTGGCGTCCAATCAACTCCGGCTATCGAGTTCGCACCTCCCGGCCATGCTATGCCAATGCGCGATGCCCAATAATGGCGCGAGGCGTCGGCGGCTTTTTCGCCTTCGGAGATTACTACCTTGCCGGCAGGATTCGCGGCCAGTAGATCGAGGCCGTATATCGGGCGGCGTCCGTGCGTCCATGCCTTGCTTGCCCACTTCGCGGATACGTTGGTGCTGTAGCTGCCATAACTCCACGGGCGATAGTCCTTGTCGCCACCGGG